CTCCGTTACGAGGTGGCGTGCGGGGTGGACGATTACTTCTCGGCGTCGGCTAGCTCTCGGGCGAACTCCTCCTCGCGCGCCTTGGCGATTTTCTCCCAGGCCGCAGCGCGCTGCTCGCGAACGCCTTGCGTGCGCTTCAGTTCCTGCGACACCGGGTCCTCGCCAGGCGCGTAGACGGGGATGTTGCCCTTGTCCATTGCCCACGACTGGAGGTTGGCGACGATGAAGCTGATGGTGGAGACGGGCTCGTTGGTGGTGTCGTCGCGGAAGACCAGGCGGATTTCCACGAGCGACTTGTCGATGGGGTTCTGCACCATGAGCGCTTTCTCGTTGCGGTCGGTGCGAATCGGGTAGACGGCGCTGCCGCCGTTCTGGAACACGAACGTCCACACCTCGACCGGCTCGGTCTTCTGTGGCTGCGGAATCGGGTCAGCGGTGTCGAGTGCGTCGGTGAGCTTTATCATTTGTTGTTTGTCCCCAGGACGCCGCGCTTCGCCCGTTCGTCGGCGCGCTCGCGTGCCCACATTTTGCATTCCTGCAGTTTGGTGAGCTGCATCGCGCCTTCTTTCGACGGATACGGCCCCCTCTGGAACCCATCGAGTCGGTCGATGAGGATGGCGTAGAGCGCTGCTTCGGTCGCACCGGGCAGCGAGCCCTCGACATTGCGCGGGCCCTTTTGGAACTGGATGGTTGCGATGGTCTCGCCGTCGATGCTCAAGATATAGAAGTGCGCGGCGCCACTACCATCTGGGGCATCCGTTCCGATGCTGATGGATTCGTTGAGCCCGTGTCCGTCGTGGTGCGTGGTGAGGCTGCGAATAATCTCGTTCACTTGCCGAATCCTTTCAGCCAGGAGACCAGGGCTCGCCACTTGCTGCCCTTCTCGCCGGCTTGTGGTGTGGGGTCTGTGGCCCCGTTCAGAATGCTGTTCGAGTTGGCTGGGATGTTGCTCGGGAGATTGGGGTTGGTGCTATCGCTCATATGTGTGCCTTGATGATTTCCTTGGTCTCACCCTTCGGGTCGCGGTGCGCGCCGACGCTGATACCGCGCTGCTTCTCCGCCGGCTTGGGCGGCGCGAAGCCTTCCGCTTTCTCGTGCTCGTGCCAGGCCGCGATGCGCCGAGCTTCGTCTTCGGGCGTCAGCGAGGCCGGCAAACCGATGAACCGTTGCGTGTATGGGTTCTTGTCGCTGCCGCTCGCCGGGTCTACCTCGTGTGTGACGTAGGGGATGAGCCCGCGTCTCTCCTCCTCGCGCCGAATCTCGGAGTAGGAGTCGTAGCGGCGCGGGGTGCCGTCCTCGTTGCAAAGCCCGTGCTTGATGTAGAGCCCGCCGGGGATGCTGTCCACATGGACGTCCGAGGTCTTCTCGCCGGCCATCTGGAAGATGCGCTCCATCTCGCCGCCGCAGGACGCGCACGAAGCGATGGAGCCGCCGTCTTTCTGAAGGGTGTCTTTCCGAACTACCGCGCACACGCGGCATCGAGCGTCAACCATCTTCACGGTGGAGTCCCTTCGCTTACTGGATGGGCTGGTTGGTCGCGAACCGCAGGAGGATGTTCGCAATGGCGCCGGCAGAGACGACAGCCGGGGCATACTTGGGCGGGAGGTAACCGGTGGCGAGCGCGCTGCCCGAGGCAATGCCGCCCAACACGTTGACCCAGAACGTTTTCGACGCGAAGATTGATTTACCCATGTTTGGCCTTTGGTGCGCGCCCGCAGTCACAAGGAAGGGGCGGCGGAATCGGTGCGGGCTTGGACGCCGGGAACCCCGGACATCCAGCCCACCCACACTTCAGTGTCATGCAAGCCCCGTGCCAGTGTTACCTGCCGTCCTGCATTCGCTTGTTCACCCTGCCGGCCATGTCGATTTCCGGGTGGTGGTCAACCTGCGGTGATGCCACGTGAGGCGGCGGGACCGGCGGACCCGGAGGCGGGGGTGCCCCTGGTCCCGGAGGCGGCGGCGGAGCGCCCGGCCCGCCAGGGCCGGCTGGCCCACCGGGTCCACCAGGCGGCATGCCGGGTGGCGGCGGAGGCGCCGGCAGCTGCTTCGAGCTGAGGATGGCTTGCTTCGCGGCCTCGATAGCCTGCGCGTTCGGCAGCGTGCCGGAAGCAATCATGATGGCGACGGCCACCGGGTTGTCGAGGTCCTCGCCCTTGAACGAGTAGGTGACCTTCGGCGGGTCTGGCGGTTTCGGCGCGGGGTTCTTCACCGATTCCTCGTCCACGTCGATGAGGGACGCCATCTCCTGGAGCGGGCCCTCCTGGTCAACCATGCCCGACTTCGCTGTCATGTTCCACCACTGTTCGAGCCGCTGGTAGCGCTGGTTCGAATCGAGCAGCACCGTGGCATCCGTGCGGATGTTGTAGGTGTAGTAGCCGGGGAGGTGCAGCAGGCTCATGTCGCCCAGCGCTGCGGTCTCTTCCTCGTCCCAGTCGCCGTAGAGGCAGAGCAAGCCGGCCACAATCTGGCCCACGTTCGCCACGAGCTGCGCGACTTGGGCGCGCTCGAAGCTCACGCGGGTGGTCATGTTGGCCTGCGCGTTGTTCGCCTCCGCTGCGGTGCGAATCTGCGTGTTCGAGCCGCCGCCGTTGCCCTGCGAGCTGAGCCCCCACGTCTGCTGCAGCTCCGTCTTGGCGATACGGTCGAACATGTCGTTCTCTTGCGGGTAGGAGGCGCGAGCAATCTCGCCAACCGCCCGGTCGCCGCTGCCGTTCAGCGGAATCGCCCCCTGCCACGTGCCGCGCATCAGTGCGGTCGCGATTTCCGGGGAGACCAGGATGTTGTTGAACCAGCGCATCGGCCGCGAGTGCCGGCGCTGCAGCATCATGTCGGTCCGCCCCTGCATCAGCTCCTCGACTTGCGGCCGGCCCATCGCGGTGTCGGACGGCGGAATCGCTTCGTCGCTCAGGTAGGTGAGCGTGAGGAACTGGATGGGGAACAAGCACGCGCCCACGATGACGGTGCCGTCCTCTTTCTCTTTGCCGGTGACTTCGTCCAGCCGCTTCTGTCCGTTCCACGGCTCGTTGATGGCGGGCTCCTGCTTGCCACGCACAAACACCATGCGCTGGATGGCTTCGAACGAGGTTTCGTCATCATGGAACAGGTAGCGCCAGTAGAAAATCTCGTCGTATTCGACCATCTCGGTCTCGACGTAGCGGTCCCGCTCCTCGTCATTCGTCAGCCGGTCGTAGCTCGACTTCACGCCCGTGCCGCAGACCGTGGACTTCTCGCTCGGCTTGAGCTTGAACTCCTTCGAGGCGCGCGACCAGTGCATGCGCCCGGTCTCTCCGACCCACGGGCAGCGGTTGAAGTTCGAGCCGCTGAACGTCAGGTCCCACAGCCCGTCGCTCGGGCTTACCCTGGACATGATAATTCGCTTGGCCGTGGTATACGGCGTCGGCGTGACCTTCGGTGGTGCCGGTGGCGCCTGCGGTCCCTCGCCGGGCTCCTGGTTTTCCACGGGAGCGCCGGGCTCACCGGGTTCCTGCATCGCGTCGGCGTCGAGCGGCGCCATCTCGGCGGGCGCTGCCGGTGCGGTCGTCTCTTTCTCCGGCAGGTCGCGCATTTCCTGCCGCGACTCGTAGGCCACCTTGACCATGCCGAACCCAGCGGCGTTGATGACGTCGGGCATCACCTCGTTCATCGCCGTGCCGAGCCCGCCCGTGGCGAGCGCATCGTTCACCTTGCGCGCCAGCGTCGGCATCGCTGCCTTGAACGCCTTCTTCTTCGCCTTCAGGCGCACCTGCGGGACTTGGCTGAACAGCTGCGCGTGCTTGTCCTTGGTCGCGCTCCAGTCGTAGGTGATGGCGACTCGGTCGTCGTCACTGTCGCTGTCGTAGACCTTGCCGCGCCGCCGGTCGATGTTCTCGCGCCAGCCTTCGATGAGCTGGCGTTTGTAGTTGCGTGAGCGCGCGATGCGGGCTCGGAACAACTTGGGCTGAGCGTTGGCGTCCGGTGCCGACGCGCTGACATCCGGGGCGACACTGGTGCCCTCGGCTGGCGTGTTCTCGGCATCGAGCGGTTCGGGTGCGTAGTTATCCATGTTGTCCTCAGAGCGAATCGTATACCGAGTTGGCGCGGCGGCGCACGTTGTTCGAACCCATCACATAGGCTTTGCCCTGGGTGGTCTTCATCCAGGGACGCTCGCGTGTCAGCTTCGGCACGCGAGTCGGTGGCGGCGCCGCCATCGAGAGATAGCCCAACGAGATGGGCATGTGGTCAACTTTCGAGTCGGCCAAACGGCCGGGATGTTTCTTGTCGATGCGCATCGAGCGCAGCGTTTTCACCAGCGTGGGGCATCCCGGCTCATAGATTACCATAGCCGGCAACCCATCGCTAAGTCTGCTCTGCAGCAGCTCCTGGGTGGCGAAGCCGTTCGCGGTGCGGTCGTTGATGCCAGCCGTGAGCGGCATGCCGGCGTCCTCGAAGATGTGCGCCATGCAGTGGCCCATCTCCTTCTCGCCTTTCCACAGCGTCGGGTCCGCGATGGTGCCCAGGATGTTCATGTCCTCGGACAGGCGCTCGATGTCGGGGATGATTTCCTGCGCCGTCTTGTGGACCCAGCTCGCTTCTTGGAACGGCATGTAGCGTCCGTTCGGCAGCACCATCACCCACACGCACACCGCCGGGTCATGGAAGCCGTAGTCGAACACGCGGTAGATGTTCATCCAGGGCCAGTGCCGCGCCATGCGCGCGGGCTCGTCCTCGCTGCCCATCACCATCGGGATTTCCTGGGTGAGGTTGTCTTCCTCGATGGTGAAGTAGGCGCCCTCGACTCCCCACTTCCCTTCGAGCCAGGCGTCTTGATACGCCTGCGATAGACCGCTGAACTGCTTGTCGTATTGTTCGAAGTCTACGTGCGAGGCGTCCGCGCGCTCGATGTGCAGGGCGCCCCAGTCGTTCGGCTCATACTTGCGGTCCTCCTCGGGGAGGACATCGCGTGCGATGAAGTAGTGGTAGACTTCGTCCGCGCTCACGCCGATGGGGTTGGTCCCGCCGCGAATGATGGCGGTGAGCCCACTGCCCTCCAGCACACGGCAGCTCGTGCTGATGCGGGTCACCATGTCCCAGTCGAAGGTGGTTATCTCATCGAAGCAGATGGCGTCGAACTGCGCCGACAGATACTTCAGAACGTCGGCCTCGGTCTCGCAGTGCCCGAACAGTCCCAGCGAGCGCAGCCCGCCCACCTTCGGGTAGTGGGCCTCGACGTTGCCCGACCGCACACCGAGCGCGACGCCGCCCATCTTCTCCATGTCGTGTTCGAGGAACAGGAGATGTGACTTGCGCAGCTCGGGCATCGTTCGCCGGAGCATCAGGTATTTGAAGCCGGGGTAGCTCATCGCGCGGATGTGGAAGTCCCACCGCATCGTATGCGACTTGCCGGTGCCGCGCCGGCCTTCCATGATGAGCTTCGGGATGCTGCTGCGGTGGTAGACCTTGTGCTTCTCGGAGTCGGGCCGATACAGCACCTCGACCATGCCGTCGCTGCGGCGCACACAGAACGCGTCGCTCGGGATGTCGGGGTCGCCCGGCAGGAACACCGTCTTACGGAGGTCAGGGCGGACAGCCTTCGAGGCTTCCGTCTCGATGCGTTCGAGGATGTGCGGCGGAATCGGGACGACGCCAGGCATCAGCCCTTCACCGTCTCGGCGTCGATGACCGGGGGCAGCGCCTTGACCGCCGGCATGCCGCCGACCACGAAGCCCAGGGTGAAGGTGGGCGCCTGCTGGACTTTGTTCTCCTCGGGCGCATCCACGATGCGCTCGCCTTCCTCTGCGATGCGCTCCATAGCCCACTGGGCTGGCTTCGCGTCGCCGGCCAGCGCAGCCACAGCGGTGGCGGCAGCATGGGCCTCGACATAGAACTCGGCTCGGGACGCCAGGCTGGCGCGAGCCGCCTTGATGACGGTGCGCACGGCGCGCGGGTCCACTTCCGCCTTGCGCGCTATCTCGGCAGCGGTCAGCTTGTCCATCAGGCGCATGGTCAGCTGGGTGATGGCGTCGGCGTCCTCGGCAGACTTGGGCCCGCGCTTGCGGTCCTCCCGCTCGCGGTCACGGTCCTCGGACCGGCGCAGCCGGGACGAGGGAGCGCGCAGCTCCACCGACGCTGGCGGAGACTGCCGCTGTTCGTCGGTGACCACGGCATTGGCTACTCTGGTGGAGGGCATTAGTCCTTGTAAGTCGTTGAATCCGGGCGGGTTAGGTGTTTGAACCAGCAACCAGCGGCGAACCC